TTCCCAATGCTTATAGCTAGTCGTGGTTTTGGAAAGTCTTTTATGCTATCCTTATACGCTATGCTAAGAGCGTTGTTGCTACCCCAGAGGAAAGTTGTGATAGTTGGTGCTGCCTTTAGGCAATCCAAGGTACTCTTTGAGTATATGGAAACGATATGGAGAAATGCTCCTATCTTACGGGATATTTGTGACGCAAACAGTGGCCCCCGAAGAGATGTGGACAGGTGTGTGATGAGAATTAATGAGAGCACCGTTACGTGTCTACCCCTTGGTGACGGACAAAAAATTCGTGGTCAAAGAGCAAACGATATTATTAGTGACGAATTCGCTTCTATACCACGCGATATATTTGAAAACGTTGTTGCCGGATTTGCCGCTGTTAGCGCAGACCCAATAGATAACGTAAAAAGGCTTGCTGCTGAGAAAAAAGCTGGTGAGCTAGGGATTAAAATCAAGTCCAAAGAAGAGGATATAACAGAGAACAAGAGCAACCAAATTATATTATCCGGTACGGCGTATTATGATTTTAACCATTTTGCTTCATACTGGAAAAAGTGGAAAACAATTATTAATAGTAAGGGTATAGAATCAAGGCTCAGGGATGTCTTTGGCGGAGAAGACGTTCCAAAAGACTTTGATTGGACACAATACTCAATAATAAGAATACCTTATGAGCTGTTACCTGAAGGTTTTATGGATGCTGCTCAGGTTGCTCGTTCTAAGGCAACAGTCCATGCCGGGATTTATCAAATGGAGTTTGGGGCGTGCTTCACCAGAGATAGCCAAGGCTTCTTTAAAAGGTCGCTGATAGAATCTTGCGTTGTTACAAAAGAGAATGTCTTGAAAGATAGCCAAGGTAAAGAAATACACTTTGAAGCCAACCTTATGGGAGAGCCAAACAAGAGGTATATTTTTGGCGTTGACCCAGCGTCTGAGGTAGATAATTTTAGTATTGTGGTTCTTGAGGTAAACCCTGACCACAGAAGAATTGTTCATTGCTGGACGACCACTAGATCTGAGCACAAAGAAAAGGTGAAGAGGGGTTACTCAACGGAGACAGATTTTTACGCTTATTGCGCCAGAAAAATTAGAGATCTTATGAGGCTATATCCATGTATACATATTGCGATGGACGCTCAGGGTGGCGGAATTGCCGTCATGGAATCGCTTCACGATAAAGACAAAGTGCAGGAGGGAGAGCTTCCTATATGGCCTGTCATAGATGATGATAAGCCAAAGGATACAGACGATGAAAGAGGTCTGCATATATTGGAAATGTGTCAGTTTGCGAAGTATGAGTGGCTAGCAGAGTCCAATCACGGGCTTAGAAAAGACTTTGAAGACAAGGTTCTTTTGTTTCCATTCTTTGACTCAGTAAGCCTTGGACTATCTAATGCAGAAGACGCTCTGAAGAGCAGAATGTTTGACACTCTGGAGGAGTGTGTGATGGATATCGAGGAGCTTAAAGACGAGCTTTCTATGATACAAATGACGCAGACACCAAGCGGAAGAGACAGGTGGGACACTCCAGAGGTGGTCGTTGGAACAGGAAAGAAGAGCAAGATGAGAAAAGACCGCTATTCAGCACTCCTCATGGCTAACATGGCTGCTCGTGTTTTACAGAGGATGCCAACCCCACAGGAGTACAATTTCTACGGTGGTTTTGCGACAGCAGGAGAAGACTACAAAAGCAAAGAACCTGAAGATTACTTTTCTGGGCCGAACTGGTTTACAGATAACATGAAGGACATCTACTAATTTGTGTATAACTATATGAACATTCCAATTACAATCCAACTCTTTTGGTAGGAATAAAAATGAGCGAAGATAAAATGATTACGTGGCATGACGATGACAGTAGAGCACAGGCTATGGAGGCATTTTCTGATAGCCAAGAAGCTTACAATGGCGTTTCCAAAAGCTATGGATACCATGCTTACAGAAACTTTAAAGATATAGAGCCAAACATCTCTGTTAGGCCCGGATATACAAACCAAGACTATAGGGACTTTCGTTCTGAAGAAGCTGTTCCGCAGCAGCAAAAGCGCATTATCAAAATGTGTATGGACGCCTATCAGAAGGTTGGTATAATCAGAAATGTGATTGATCTCATGGGCGACTTTGGCAGTCAAGGGATCAGCCTCGTTCACCAAAACAAAAGTGCTGAAAAGTTCTTTAACCAGTGGTTTAAAAAGGTGGATGGGAAAGAAAGGTCTGAAAGATTCCTAAACACGCTCTACAGGACTGGAAACGTTGTTCTTTATCGCAGCAACGCTAATATTACGCCAGAGATAAGCTCATACATGAAGACTGTCGCTGAAGACATCAAGGTAGAAGTTCCTAACATAGAAAGAAATGTCATACCTTGGAGATACAACTTTTTCAATCCTACCACCGTCAAGGTGAAGGACGGGAACCTTTCTCTTTTCTTGGGTAAGAAAAACCTAGGCATCACATCTCGCGTCTTTAGTGATCGTTTCAAGAATGGTGACATTCCGGCTCATATTCTAGACACGCTTCCGTCCAATGTAAAGAGAGCCATCATGAGGGGGGACAAAGTTATCCCTCTAGACCCAGACAGGGTTTCCGTCTTCTACTACAAGAAAGACGATTGGCAGCAGTGGGCGAACCCCATGATATATGCCATTTTGGACGATATAATAATGCTTGAAAAGATGAGGCTCGCAGACCTATCCGCTTTAGACGGAGCCATTTCTAATATCAGGCTTTGGACCATTGGTAATCTAGACCATAAAATTCTTCCAAATAGGGCTGCAATCAACAAGCTCAGGGATATATTAGCGAGCAATGTTGGTGGAGGAACGATGGAGTTGGTCTGGGGCCCTGAGCTTAGCTATACTGAATCAAATAGTCAAGTATATAAGTTTTTGGGGTCTGAAAAATACCAGTCTGTCTTGAACAGCATTTATGCTGGCCTTGGTGTTCCCCCTACGCTCACTGGAATAGCTGGTAACGGCGGTGGATTTACTAACAACTTTATATCCCTAAAGACTCTTGTCGAAAGACTACAATATGGGCGAGAGCTTCTTATTAAGTTTTGGCAAAAAGAGATTGAGCTTGTAAGAAGGGCTATGGGATTTAGGTATCCAGCACATGTACATTTTGACCAAATGAGCTTGGCAGACGATGCGGCTGAGAAGAATTTACTACTTCAGCTAGCAGACAGAGACATTATTAGCCATGAGACTGTTTTGGAAAGGTTTAAGGAAATACCAGACGTGGAGAAAATTAGACTAAAACGAGAAGTCAAAGAAAGATCAAAGGATGGTACACCAAATAAAGCTGGCCCGTACCACAACCCTGAGCACAAGGATGATCTGGAAAAAATTGGGCTTCAGTCTGGAAAACTTCACCCTAACGATGTTGGCCTAGAGACAAAGGTTCCAGACGATGTTTTGATGCCAAAACCAAATCAGGGGCCGGGAGGACCCGGAGGTGGACCTCCTAATAAAGAAAAGAAGGAGGGCAACCCAGATGGTAAGGACGGCAGGCCAAAGTTCAAGAAGGACAAAGAACCCCGCAAGAAGAGAAGCGAAACTCCAAAATCTAAACCGGGGCTTGCTGAAACTATTGTGTGGGCTGAAGGAGCTTGGAATAAGGTCTCTAGTGTTGTCAACAACGCTTTCTTAAGCATAAAGGGTAAGAAAAACCTTAGGCAACTAACAAAGGCTGATGTGTCCGACCTAGAAAAGGTTAAGCTTGACGTGTTTACAAACATACCAACCATGGATGAAGTAGATGCTGACACGATACATAATATATTAGCCAGCGACCAGAAGTCCCCACCTGACTTCAATCAGACGCTTGCAGAGAACAATGTCAGTACAGAAAACATGAGTATTGACAACTATAGGCGAAACATGGTTGGCCTTTATGTTGAGTATATTACTGAAGCTGACTTTAAGTATAGAGACCCAAAAACTGGTGAAATTTATTATTTCGAGAGAAGAGGCATATACAAGAAGAATGGAAGGACGCTTGTTTTTGTGTCCAAAAATAGCGTTAAAACCAATAATTAAATAAAATTGTGTATACTATTTTTAGAGGTTAGCCATATGAAAATATATAAACAAGAAAAGATAGATGGGATTGCCGACTTAGTTAAGTCACAGTCCTCATTAGCGTATTGTACGCAAGCCAATATCGCCGTGGATAAGCCTCAAGCTGACCAGCTAAAAAAGATATTAGCAAAAAGTAATCCAGACCAATATGACCTATACTACCTTGAGTCCGTTCTGGTCTCAACTGGATGGAATAAAAACGATGATGTCTTTGCTGCCCAAGAAGTTTGGTCAGCTAGGAATACTCCAGAAGACAAACAGTTTAATTTCATGCACAATGAAAACGATATAATAGGGCATATTACTGGCAGCTATATATTAGACAAAAAGGGTAAAAAGGTCGATGCTAAAGAAGAACAGGGTCCAAGTGAGTTTGATATTATAACTCAGGCCGTTCTTTATAATAGCTGGACAGATCCCGAAAACAGGGATCGTATGCAAAACATAATTTCGGAAATAGAAGAAGGAAAATGGTTTGTCTCCATGGAGTGTCTGTTCGCAGGCTTTGATTATGCCCTAATCGACCCCGAAGGCAAAAATCAAGTACTCACAAGGGATGAGTCTACTGCTTTTTTGACTAAGCACTTAAGAGCTTATGGAGGAAGTGGTGAATACGAAGGTTATCACGTTGGAAGGGCTTTGCGCAATATTTCTTTTTCTGGTAAGGGCCTAGTGTCCAAACCAGCCAACCCAAGAAGTATTATACTCAATTCGAGCAAGGCATTTCATGTAGATGAAAGTGACATTATTACTGATTTTCAGATAGGAGATGTTCAAATGTCAGATAATTTAAATCTTTTAGAAAAGCAGGTAACTGACCTACAGGTTCAGCTTGCTTCAGCTAAAGAAGAAAACGACGCTATGAAGCAGAACATCGAAGCCGCAAAAGACGCTGAATTTGCTGCTACGGTTGAAGCTTTTGAAAATAGTGCCGCCAAAAAGGATGAAGCTATTGCTGAACTCGAAGAGACCATTAAGTCAACTCAAGCTCGCATTGCTGAACTCGAAGATGCTCTTGCACAGAAGTCCGAAGAACTTTCGGAAGCTGTTCAAACAGTTGCCGATATGAAACATCAAGAACAACTCGCTAAGCGGCTTGCCGACTTGGTAGAGGCTGGACTTGAAGCAGAAGAAGCTCAGGAATCCTTAGCAAGCTTCGCCTCGTTAGCAGACGAAGATTTTGACGCCATTGTTCAAATTTTGGCTAAAAAGAAGTCTAAATACGAAGAGAAGGACAAGGACGACAAGAAAAAGAAGGACGAAGACAAGAAAGATGACAAAGGTAATCCTTTTGCATCCGAAACAGAAGCTGAAGAAGAAACTGAAACGGAAGCCGAACAATCGGAAGCCGAAGAAGTAGAAGCAGAAGTCTCTGAAGAAATCTTCGACGAAGTAGAATCTTCTGAAGCTACCCTTGTAGAAGCTTCAAGCGAAGAAGATGAATTACAGTCCACCAGAGCTAATATCGCTGAGTGGCTTTCCGAGAACGTTTTAAACAAGAAATAAGTTTAAAAGGAGAAATTAAAAATGGCTCTTAAAGCAGATAGATACGAACTAGAAACTGATATCAGCTTCTTTTCTAATAGTGCAGTAGCTACTCGCGGTGGTGTTGTTGTTCATGATACTACAGCGGGTTCTGGTGCGGCGATGGATCAAGGCGTAGCCTTGGTTAAAGAAAAGCAATGTGGAAACACTGACATCCCTGTTGGTATTCTACTTAATGATATCGTTAACAAGGACTTGACGAGAACACATCTTAATCAGTTTAAAGATGAAGTTCAGTTAGGTGGTAAGGTTACTGTCCTCCGTAAAGGTTGGGTTGTTACTAACAAGATCGACGGTGTTACCGTGGCTGCTGGCGAAATAGCTTATGCTACGACCACCGGAACGAAAGGTAATGTAACCAACGTGTGCCCAGCTTCACTGGTAGCTTCCGGTAATCTTCCAGTTGGTCGATTCCTTAGTGCTAAAGACGAAGATGGCTATGCCAAGCTGGAAGTTAACTTGCCTGCGATGAATCGCACCAACTAACCATAACAACTAAGGAGAATAAAAATGAGTTTTACTAATAGACCAAGCGATGAATTCATCGCACTACTTAAAAACTCCGGGGACAGCGACGTTAATGTTGCGCAGGCAGCGCAGCGAGAATTCGCCAAGGCTCTGGAACTTCCACTCCGAAAGGGTGTTTTGGTTGGTAACGTTCTTGGCGACATTTTTGAAACTATCAATGTCGAACCGGGAGCAACCACGGAATTCCCACTGGATCTTATCTCTCCGGGCATGGAAGGTGAGCACGTTGCTTACACCAACCCCGGCCACGGTAGAATTCCAGAACGAGCCGTGGAAAGTGATTATGTCATGATTCCAACATATAGCATCACTAGCTCAATCGACTTCTTGCTCCGCTATGCACGCGAAGCTCGCTGGGACATTGTAGGTAGAGCCATGCAAGTGTTGGAAGCTGGCTTTGTTAAGAAAATGAACGATGATGGATGGCATACCCTGCTAGCCGCTGGTGTTGATCGCAACATCCTCGTTTACGACGCTGATGCCACCGCTGGCCAGTTTAGCAAGAGACTTGTTTCTCTTATGCAGACCGTTATGCGTCGAAACTCTGGTGGAAACGCCGCTTCTGTAGGTCGTGGTCGTCTGACTGACCTGTATGTTAGCCCTGAGGCATTGGAAGATGTCAGAAACTGGGGTCTAGATCAGATTGACGAAGTGACCCGTCGTGAAATTTACACGGCGTCAGAAGGCGGAGCGCCTATCACCAGAATCTTTGGTGTGAACCTCCACGACATGGATGAGCTTGGTGAAGGTCAGGAATACCAGACCTTCTTCACAACTGAGCTGTCTGGTGCCGTTCAGGGTTCAGACAAGGAACTTGTTGTTGGTATTGACCAGTCCGCCAACGATAGCTTTGTCATGCCAGTTAAAGCTGCGTTAGAGATCTTTGAAGATCCTACGCTCCATCGTCAACAACGAGCCGGTTTTTACGGCTGGTCTGAGATTGGCTTTGGTGTTTTGGATAACAGACGTGTCATTCTTGGCTCGTTCTAGTAGAAATCCTAACTAGGCTTTTAATCGAGCCATCCCCAAATAAATGGGGGTGGCTCTTTTTTTATGTGTATATACCTATAGAACATGTTCTTTTAAGGATTTAAAACAGGAGGCTACAATGGCCGCACTTTCTGATTATTTAGAATCTGGCCTTTTACACCATCTTTTTAGAGGTCAGTCTTTTACACCCCCTACAAACATATCCATAGCTCTTACTAGTGGAGTTCCCGTGGATTCCGATACTGGGGTTACAATTCCAGAGCTATCTGGTCTTTCTGTGACTGGTAGTGGAACTGGGTATGCTAGGGTAAATTTAGGCAATCCTGCGTCTGTCGGGGCTACAACTTGGTCTTTCACTGGTGAAGATTTCAATGTTGGTAGTGGCCAGATTAGAAATAGTGGGCAAATCGTATTTAATACCGCTTTAACTGATTGGGGCTGGGTATCTGGAATAGCTATATGTGATCATTCGCAAGAAGCTCAAGGAAACCTTTTAATGCACGCCCAACTGACAAACCCTAGACTTATTTACACTGGTGATAATGTTAAGTTTGATTACCAAAGTCTAGAGATTGCCTTCAAATAAAGCGGGTGAAAATTCATGAAATATGACAAGCCAACGTTAAAGTCTAACATAAACACAGACCTTGCTGATAATGCTACCCAGCAAATATCGCCAAATGATGTACGGCATAACTTATTAGATATAATAGATTCTGTACATAGTATTAGTTATACTTCTGGCACAGAGCTATTTACATCTAATTTTGCCACTCCAGATCTTAGAAGCACTAAGGCTGGTAGAGAGACACTGAGTAAACTGTATCTAGATGGTTACAGCAGTACAGACAACTCTGCATTTGGTTATTCTGCCCTCGCCCAAAACTATGATGGTCAAAGAAATACAGGGGCTGGTTCATACGCATTAAGCTGTAATGTTTACGGTAGTAATAATACTGCAATAGGGTATAACTCCTTAGCGGGCAACATACGAGGTTCAGGAAACGTTGGTCTTGGCCCTCACACCCTTAGAACAAACAAAGACGGCATGTTCAATATAGCCGTTGGTCATGGTGCTGGCTACTTTATTGGTAGTGGTGCTAGTTATAAGTTTTTCCTTGGTTCCTATGACGTAGACGACGATTCCCTCTGTGGGGAAGGCGCTACATCTGGCACAAACCCGCTTCTGTATGGGGAGCTTGACAATCTCAGACTTGGTGTTGGCGTGCAGTCTTTGCATGACTATGGTAATCTTCAAGTCTCTGGCTCCGTTTCTCCGGCTCTTTCTGGTCAGTTTGACCTTGGGCATCAGTTATATCCTTGGTCCGCAGCTCATATTTCGGACAGTATCAATGATGACATATATTTCTCTGGTGGTTACTTAGGAATAGGTACGGCATCTCCATCTGGAACTGAGGGGCTTGTCACCGTTGGTGGAACTGTAGTACCAAACTACGCCAAGGCTTGGGATCTTGGTAGGCCAGACTTAATGTGGAGGGGCGGATACTTTGAGAATATTGTTGTCAGTGGCACAGCGGCATTTGATGTATTTACTTACAGGGAAATAGAAAGCTGCCTTTACGAGTGTAGAACTCTCTATCTGGCAACCAGTGGTATATGTGAGGGCAACGCTCCCTGTGGCTATCTTACTGATGAAAGTTTAGAAGGCGCAGGTCTTGTAGTTCCTTCAAGTGGCACAGATTACACCCGCAACTATAAGTGGATATTCCAAGCTCCAGACAGCACCCTCACATGCTTAGAACAAGACACGCCCAACTCAAGGGCTAGCTGGCACAGTAATATTAGTCTCGACGTAGCTTCTGGAAGTCATGTTCGTGCAGACAGGATACTTGGTAGAGAAAACCTGTCACTGGTATCTGAAAATAATTGCTTTGGTATCTTTATAAAGAAGGATGACCAGACAGTTAGAACTGGAACTGCGAGCAGAAACGAAAAACAAAAAATAATTGTAGATGCTACGGGTGGTACATTTACCCTTACGTTTGGCGGACAAACAACAAGCGCCTTGGCTTTTAACGCTACGGCAGCAGAGATTCAAGCAGCGCTTAGAGCGCTTTCTTCTATAGGTGACGGGAATGTTACCGCTTCGGGGTATCTCAACAGTACATCCGGTGTTACTATTGAGTTCACTGGAACTCTGGCCGGAATTAATCACCCAACTATAACGGGAACTTCTAGCTTAACAAAGGCTGCCTCTTCTTCCTCCGGCGGTGAGGGTAATAGAAAGTTTTATATCAGTCAGGACAACACGGATGATTTTGGTCGTGAGCAGTTGATCAAGTTCAGGGAAACGGGACTGGTAACTGGTGGTACTTTCACTATAAAATTCTCAGTAAAGATGAGGGCATCACGAGAGACTCAGGGTGTATATGATAGAGGGGGTTATGGTTCCAATCCTGCTTTTCTTTTAATTGAAACTCTCCCCATACCTTGGAACGCTACGGTTTCCGAAGTTGCCGACTATATGAACGCTGCTGTCCGAAACCCAGCAAACAATATAACCACTGGGGCGTTTGGCCCCGATTATACGATTAAAAAGGTTGCTGTGCAGGTGTGGGAAGGCGCAGGTGCTGGAACTGGGTATCAAACGACACACGTTGACTGGAGTGAACTCAGTGATGCAGACAAGCGTTGGTATCGTGGCAACCTGTACCCTCTATTTTTCCATCCCCCAAGTTCATTGACTAGAAGCGTTACCAGTACGTTCACGAGCACCGGAGGAACCCACAATAGATACAAAGATTATCCACACAGTTATGCGTATGGATCTGGTCTAGGACTGAGGTTCTCAAATATTGACAATCACAACATAGTCAGGGTTGGCTGCAACCCAAACTATCCAATACACGCCAGAACACTGACCCCTCAGGATGTTAACGCACAGACAACAAAGCCATCGGAAGGCGGCAACTGGGATTGGTATCGAGGTGTAGATGCTGAAATTGAATTTAACGCTGGGCACCACACTATGTGTCTGCTATACACGCTGTTTTGGCCGCTAGAAGATGGAACCATTGAACCCATGGAGCTTGTAGATAGCAGCAACCTCATTGGTGGTTCATATTCACATAATGGTGGACAAATTGTTTCTAACCGAGCCAGAGCCGAGAGCGGAAATAATGAAACACACCCCACCAAAGGTGCCCCATACATTTTAGATTGCGATGGCAATCCACACAAGGTAACGTTTGCTATTTATGATGTTGATTTTGATGCTTCCGCACCAGACCCAGAGAGTCTGGAGTGGAACAAGGAATATGCCGCTTCTGCATCTGATTATACAAATGGAG